GTTTCACCAGCCGAAGGAACATATGAACACGATGTGGTTCGTACTGTCACCTCTCTGAAAACCGTAAAGTTGCACACTGGCGTTCAGAGAGGTGACAGTACGAATCACATCGTGTTCATATGTTCCTTCGGCTGGTGAAACACCATCTGGCTGAAGTTTCTGGTCGGCAGTTGCGATGAAGATTAGTGGAACCGTAGGCGCAGCAGCGGGGATGAAGAAACTTTCATCGGTGACTGTAACACTGACGCCTGCACTTACCAAAGTTGCCATATCGGGCTCTCCTTGCGGTTAATTCGTTTGCTACTTGTACGTAGTCGAGAGTATTTATGGAACGGGCCAACAATACGGGGCAAATTACGTTTTATCAAAATCCACATCATCCAACGTGAATGCCAGATCATACGGAATACCCTGTGCGTCAAGTTCGGCCACAATTTCGTATGAATTTGTAGCCCCAGTAGAAACCGCCCCGACCCGAACAAAAATGTCGTGAACAAAACGACTGTGTACATCAGCTGGTACAGAAATCCAAATAGGAACATCAAACGAAAACACAGATTGGACCACGCGTCTGTCCGACCCCATCGGAATGTTCTCTTCAAGTCGCATGTCAACCAATTCTACTTGTGTGATTTTTGTCCAATCAAACGGCTCGTCAGATGTCTGAATCTGAAGATTTGGTGGAAAGATCATCATGATTTGTTCAAGAATCTGATAGTGCTGATCTTGATTACTTGCCCAAATGTGCAAATCATACGTTCCGGCATATGGTATCGGCATTCGTTGCTCTACCACTTTAATATCGTCCGGAAATAAACTGCCTGTTGGCATATAGGCCTTGCGTCGTTGCGTCGGCACACCCTTACGCCGTTCTGGGGTCAATCGTAGGTTCGAAAGCCATGCACTCATAATAGGAAGACGAATGGGTTTGTTTTGAGTGTTCTCACCCTTGATGGCACCTACTATTCGATCTTTACTAGCAAATGTGCATGGAACTTTTGCTAAACGAGGTTCGTTGTTTTCGTTTTTGCCAACTTGGACGTTCATTCCAGCAAAGATCGCCATAAACTGAATGTTATAGCGCTTGAGTTGTTGTGCATAATAAAAATTTAGAAATGACGACACTTAGTCCTCCCTTGTATTGCAGGTACCTGGATCTTCACGAACAATATACTGATGACGCCTACGAGTACTGGATGTTAAGAATTCTTGGAGACGTGGTTTGTTTGGATCAAACTCTGCACGACGATCTGTTTCTAAGTATACCCATCGACCTTTAGTTGTAGAATATCGGTACAGTCGTGCAGGTACATCTTTTGATAGCCCTTCATATGTTAACCGATGATAGTTACCGTGGCTCGGTGAAGTTGGAAAATCAGCACCTTCTGTGAATGGTGCATTGTTGGGTGGCATAGCATCTTCTGCATATAGTGCGTTCGGCCGGTTAAATCCAATACGCTGCATTCGTTCCTCTGGAACACCCTGTTCAGCAGCCTGTTCCAATTCTCCTGTTTCCCACTGTCGAACGGTGCTAGAGAATTCTCGACCCGATTGGGGGACCATTTCTTTCGCTTGTTCTTGAATTTCCTGACTGACATCTGTGTAATCCTGATATCTTGGATCACGTCCTGTTCCTTTATCTAACAACCCAAGTTCATCCGGAACTTCTTGTTCAGCAAGATCACCAAAAATATCCTGTGTCTCCTGCGAGGCATATGCTGGCTCTAACACAATGCGCTGTAGAGTTGGTTTCCAACCTGGTGTATATCCTTCAGTGCTCCACGCAACGTCTGTGACTTCCATCCACTTTTCGATTGGGCGCATCTCTGCTGAAAATTGTATCTCACTGGGTACTTCAACAATATCGCCAATAATCAGCGGACGTCCAAGGATTGCCACACAAGCCGAAAAGCTCACCTGTAGATAGAGAGATTGTGACGGCAGTTCAATCCCATGCATAGACAGTTCTGTTGCAATATCAATCAATTCGTATGAACCTTTGATTTGCACTGGGTCTTCAGCATAATCACGATCTCTGTTTTCCAATAGAATTTTGTCTTGGATGTTGTCTACGTGTGTAGCCTGGTAATTGTGAACCAACTGCAACGCCTGAACTGCCCAGTAATCTGTGTTACCACCATTGAACGCAACTGGACGTAATCTCCAGTATCGCATGGTCACTGAAGTACGCAATAGAATTGTGTTTAGACAATCATCATCTGGTAAATCGACTACCTGAACACCATACCACTTTTGTGCATCTGATGAGCGTTCAATCCGAACTCGTGTCGCTCGATTTTTCGAATTGGCTCCCTGCTTGATGAGAAACGCTGTTATGTGTTTACGGACACTCGTTTCTTCCCCATATTTGCGACGACTGTCATTGGCAAGTTTAATCTCACCAAAATCGTACCCAAGATAAGACAGAGAAGGAACGCCTGAACCAGTCTGTTTTGAATGCCATTCCGTTGCTAATGATGAGAATGCATTGGTTGCTGGGAACCCAACTCCATTGCCACCAGAAATCGCTTCTCCTCGGCCAGTGGCGTCATTTAGCAGGCACTGTTCATGAACACCCAACAATTTGTAAACATTCAATGGGGCACCAGCAATGTTCAACGCTTCTCGAGTATAACCATCGATTAGGCAATTGTCATCGCCAAAATCGTAAAGTTGAAATTCACTGCAAGTTTCGTCAGCGTTTTCAATTGGACATACGCGACCGTCAGGGGCAGTTGCGCACCCCTGATTTTGATCTTCATCTGCAGGATAGGCAGGTCCGTATGTTCCACTACATTTTTCAGCCATTAATCATTCTCTGGTTTAGTCTTCTGGACTGTTTCAGACTTATGTTGTGGTGGTGAGTATACGGTGTACAGTTTTAGATCTTCTGTCTCCGATACATTGATAACGTTATGCCGAACGCCGGCTGGAACTGTGGCAGAATCTCCATCACCGACTTCATGCTCTTTGCCGTTAAGAACCACTTTGCCCTTACCGGCTTCAATTCGAATGAACTGTGCTCCATCATGAACCTCTTCCCCAATCTCTTGTCCTGGGCTAATGGCCATAACAACAAGTTGGTTGTTTTTAGATGTAAACAATACACGACGATAGTCGTTGTTCTTTCGAGTTTCCTTTTCGATGTTTACAACAAACCAATCGTTTTTCCCTGCTACTTTTTCCAACAAGTCGTAAAGTCTCATAATGGTTATCCTATAATGAATGCTGTGTGTTGACCGTAATCCTCAGTATCCTGGCCAATGTTTTCAAATATATCGTCAAGCAAAGCCTCTTGTTCTCTTTCAGCACGATCAGTGAGATCAGATGCGTCCAAGGAGACACCACCACCAGCACCTGGTAATGTTGCGAACTTACCACGAATTCGTGCTAGGATTAACATGGCTTCGGTTAGTGCCCATCGTTCAATCCAGTTTTTCGACCAACGATCTACCATGATTTCCTGTTCGGTTCGTTCAACTGTTGTTTCAAGCAAAATGCGTTCGTGGCGAACAAATGAGTGATACAGACTGAAGGTCCTAGTTGGTTCATCCCAATGGTACACAAGTCTTGTTGCAAACAAGTGTTCCAATTGTTCAATGTACTGTGATATCAAGTGATAACTCGTCAGATCAAAAGTACCCATATTGTACAAATGGTAGAACTACCTGACCATACACACCGGCACCGTGTGCGGAACTTAAAAATGCCGATGTGAATCGGAATGCACCCATGATAGTTACAATCTTATTGTACCCATTTTGCTTCGATGTCAGTTTATAGTTCTGCAACCCAGGAATAATATCTAGGAAGTAGAATCCTCGTTTGTATGCCAATGAACTGCGCATTCGGAATACATCAAGGGCTTTTCGAACTGCAATATCAAGCTGCTGGTTAGTCAGTTCTACTTTAATCGATGGATACCCAAGTTGTTCTCGAATCCAACTCATTAGTTGGCGCCGTTCATCTGGTGTTCCATCATCTCCAACACCTAGCTGACGATATGTCGGTTGATCAGGAACTCCATCAAATCCATGGTGTTGCGGCAATATCTTCGAGATGTTAATAGCTCTGAACAGGAAGTTGTTCTTGGTGACACCATTATTCTTCGTAAGACTTTGCAGTTCGCTAGGCGGCAGAAGACACGGATCAGGTCCATAAAATCCAAACGAATGGCGAGTGGTTTCTGTGTATACCACTGGTAGACATGAATAACCAGTTTTATCTGCGACTTCAGATTCAACAGTTGATGGGACAACAACCAGAACGACAGCCTTACTACCCTTTGCTATAGAGGTAAATTGTAGATGTCCATCACTGGTAAGCTTGACAGTAACTGGAACTTCGTCGTTGGTAACGACCCATTCACGACAATTCCACATCTTAAGCTGCTCATTACATGAGTCATACCACAGAGTTCCTTTGTCTGGAAGTTGACAACTGGTTTCATACGCCACAGATACCCATACTGGAGATCCAGCCGATCGTCTATAAAAAAGTTCGGTTGCAGTGTTAAACCACAATGTTCCTATAGCAAGCATGGTTGGATCTTGTGAAGAATCTACTGGGAAAATCTCGTCCCACGTATTCGGTGATGCAGTCCAGACATACCACTTATCATCATCTGGATCGTGCCAAACAGAGTTGACAGCCGGCAACACCGGATCGTCTGTGTCGGCAATAAATTCAACACTTTCCCAGGATGTTCCAAGCCACCGCTTCAGCGTTTCATCGTCAGAATTGTACCAAAGTGAGTTTACAGTGATTGCTGTGGGTGTAAATGGGTCGGTATCAGATTTGACAAACACAGCCACTTCATCCCATTCTGAATGAACCGTATCCCACTTGTACAACTTATCATCAACTGAATTCCACCACAAATCGCACGACTCAGTGTCGGACGGATCATCTGGCCACACAAGAACAGGAGTAAGCACCCATGCGTCTGAGGCATTTCGAATTCGCAATAATTCTGTTGTAGGATTATACCAGTGTAAGTTTACTGTCGGTGAGGTAGGCTCTGTTGTGCTGATAACAAGTCGATCTGACGTTGGAGAGCCAGCAAATGCTGGTGACCCTTCTGTGTTCGGGATTTCAGTCCACAGTGGAGATCCAGATTCCAGTTGAAATAGTTTGTTGTTGGTTGAGTCAAACCAGTACGTTCCTACTACTAACGCGTTTGGTGCAACATTCCAAATAATAGCGTATGTTTCATTCCACGTACTATTGTCATCATCCCATTCAAACAATGTCTCGTTTGCTTCATCATACCAAAAAACAACACAACCAAGATCCGGTGCAAGCGAAGGATCGGTTGTGGAAACATACAAAACTTGTTCACACCAGGTTGTTCCACACCATTTATACGCGTGTGACCCATTTAGCCAGTATTTGTCACAGCTAGCAGTGTCAGTTGGGTCCGCATTGGAGATTGTTATATCGGTGATTTGAGTCCACACATCTGGTGAACCTGACGTATCCCGAATATAAAGTTCTTCGGTTGTTGGATTATACCAATAGTCACCATCTGCAACGGAAGCAGGATCGGTGGCTTCATAAAGCACTCCATCGACAGTTTCGTTATCAGTTCCATCATATTGTTTGATGACACCATCGGAAAGACAGTACTGACCAGTGTTTGGTGGATCGCATGGACTTCCGGTGAACACGCAGGAGGGGCATATATGCAATACGATATCTTGCTGAATTGCACTGATCAGCTGTTCATATGTTTGAGCGTCTGCACCATCAAATTCTATGTGAATGACTTGGTCTGTCTGAACGTTTGGATATGTGTTAGAAACCACAAGATCAAACATATAAGTTTGGCCCACCGTCAAGTTAGTCGGATCTGTCAAGTCAACACCACTACCAAGTTCTATAACTTGAGTGCTGACTGTGTCCTCCTCACCAGCTGAACGGTATGGGGCTGAATATGCACGAACTCCTTCAAGGTGGTATCTGAACTGACAATCGACGGCGTGGACAGCAATGTAGTAAGGGGTTTCTGCGTCGACATCTGTTACCACTAGTTGTGTAGTAAGATCTTCACCACGAGCTTTTTGTTCGCCTTCATAAAATGCTCCAATGACTAGGGCACCGCCCAACGTGTCACCAGCATGTTTGTCTGCATCAACAGTAGGATCGGGACAGAGATATGCTTCTCCGTCTACAGGTCTATTAGCCACAGTCAATGGTTGCGTGTGTGCTACGACAACTATACCACAATATGCGCTTGTTCCATCAGCTTTTGTAGCACACCCTCGAGCGGGTGCAGGGATATTCCAACTAATAGTTCCTTCGGCTGAATTGGGAACACCAGGAGTACTAGCGGTTGGAACACCTGGTTTCCAACTGACTGCTATTTTTTCGCCTTCGTTTTTAATCTGAAACGGGACGTCGGGAAGGGAGTCATATACACCCATATAAAACGCTCCTTAGCTCTGTGCTGTTGGAGTATTTATGAGCCTTGTGTTTTCTCTCTGGTGTTACGGAGAAGCCATTTCTGAAGTTTCATACCATCCCAATATGTGCGATAGTCATCATCAGAGTCAACATTCCTAACTCCGTCAAACTTGATTCCGAGAACGGTTGGGTTATCAGCGTCATTGTAGAGCCATTCAATCAATATAGTTTGGTTCGGTTTTAGGTTAATATACTCTTTTTCTTCCTTGGTTTCCCCAATGACCAGCTTACAGTATTTGCGCACTATGTACTGTGCATTCCGTTGCGGTGTGTTTCGCAACGCCTCTCGAAGCTTTTCTTTAGATTCAAGGTACTCTTTGAAAGTGAGTTTTTCCATTATGCCCCGTTCCCTGAAATCGGTTTCTGTATTTATGATCTGAATCTGTTGGCAAAAAAGAAACCCCACTTTCGTGGGGTTTCTGGGGTTGCACGGTTGTGCGGTTCGATTACCGAAGATCCAAAGCCTCAACCTTGATCTTGCCGTAGTAATCGGAGCTGTTGCCCAGCGACGTTTGATGGTTCACGAAGATTGCCTTACCGTAGCGAGTCATCAGACTGACAACTGGCTGGAAGGTCGTTGGGTGAACGATAACTCCGGAGCTCATCAGTGGGATGTACGGGCAGTAGAAGTAACCCGTGTCAGTCTCACCATTGCCACCCTTGTAACCCATCAGCATAACGTCATCGACGTTGCCAAGTGGGGATGCAGAAGTGCTGCTCAGGTCGATGCCTGCACCAGCCTGGTTCCACAGGTAGCTGTAGACCTTAGCAGCACTTCTGCATCCCAACTTGGCAAC